AGCAAGGGCAAGTAGCGACGTGATTGTTGCAATGCCCAAAGAGTAACTGGCTAACTTAACAAACTCCATCTTTTCTTTTCCGGTTAACCTTCGGAAAATATCAATGCTCGTATACAAAATTATACACATTGACAAGAAAGCAAAAATCATTTTAGTCATTCATATAACACTCCAAAAAAGATACGATGGTGAGGACAGTCCACTTAGCAATTCAGCAATATACGAAAGACCACTCGAGTCCTTCACCATCATATAGTTCAATCTACCACATATTTGATAATATGTACACTACTATTTTAGTAGAAGTAGAATTCTCTGAGTTCATTGGTCATCTCGACACTGACAGGTACAGCACGGTACCCGATCGATATCCATTCCTTGACCTCGTCCTTTGAACAAAACGTTTCGCCGAAGAACTTAAAACCATCCTTGCCGTCACCGACAATTGCATAACCAATTTCCATTATAGTTCCTTAATTAACAACCTTTACTTTATTCCTGAGCACAGTAATATACCGAGCAGTACAACCGTTGTTGCGAATAATTGCCTCGGCCTCTTCACGAGTGGGCGCATCTACAAGAACGGTATTCATATCTGTTTGACTGTGCTCGACATGAACAAGCCAATATTCTTTTGCAGCATTCATAATTAGAGAACCTTTCCATCAAGAGTGAACTTGCGAGCTTCGCTGTCAAAAACCAGGATGTTATCATTCATCAAGATCTGCAGAGGAGCTTCACCCTTAGGGTTATAAGCACCGGCCAGACGATTGAAGTACTCTTCAACCGAGTAGTTATTGATGAGAGTCTTGATGAACTTAGCTTTGGTAACCGGACCACGGTGCTTGAAGCGTGCAACAAACTTGCGATCTTCCCAGTAGCTATCAGTGTGTGGCTGATAGAATACGTAGTCACCACTAACAACCAGATTTTGTTTTGTAAAAGCAGTCATATACATCTCCATTCGTTATTATTCACTCTACGATGTTTTCGAAATAATGTACACAGTTATTTTCAAAATTATGCATTATTTTTTAGTTTGCCAATGAATTTGATCGGGGATGGATTTGATATATTCGGCCATATTGTTGACGAATTTCCGGCGAGGTTTTCCGTTAAGGATGACATCGGATCGCCAAGCGGCGACGAGTTCGTCGCGGTGGTTATAATCGTTTTGATAGAAAATGCAGGAGTCGAGATCTGGGTGTAGGTTAAGATAATCGACAAGTGATTGGATGTTAGGGAATTTGGGTGAGATGGTGTCGTCGAAAAATTGAATGGTGTACATGAAGTTTCTCCTTATTGAACAGCCAATGTACCAAAGTTTTGATAATTTGTACATCGTTATTTTTAAGGAGACAAAAAAATGGGCGACCCGAAAGCCGCCCATCATGCGTGTGACAGGAGGAACCCCACCTGTAATCCCGTCTATTCCA